CGGGTCAATTGATCCGGGCGCAAGCCCGTGACAGCTTGGCGGACAACTGGGAAGTCATTGAATTTCCTATGGAAATGCCGTCCGGCAAGCCTTTGTGGCCGCAATTTTGGTCATTTGAGGAGATGCAGGCGGTAAAGGCGTCGATTCCACTGCCCAAGTGGAACGCGCAGTACCAACAAAACCCGACCGGCGACGAAAACGCGATTATCAAGCGAGAGTGGTGGAAGGTGTGGGATAAGCAGAATATCCCGCAGTTACAGTATGTCATTCAGAGTTATGACACGGCGTTTTCCAAAAGCACCCGAGCGGACTATAGTGCGATAACGACGTGGGGTGTGTTTTATCCAGAGGAAGGCACGGTAGCGGCGTTGATTTTGCTGGACGCCAAAAAAGGTCGCTGGGATTTCCCGGAGTTAAAACAGATGGCGATGGAGGCGTACAAGTTTTGGGAGCCTGAAACGGTCATTATTGAGGCCAAGGCGAGCGGTATGCCTTTGACCCATGAGCTACGAAACATGGGAATTCCTGTGGTAAACTTTACCCCTAGCCGAGGAAACGACAAAGTGTCAAGGGTTCACAGTGTTTCTACTTTGTTTGAGAGTGGGATGATTTGGGCACCGGACGAGTCGTGGGCACACGAAGTTATTGAGGAGTGTGCTGCGTTTCCTAATGGAGAGCATGATGACTTGGTGGATAGCACCACGCAGGCATTGATGCGGTATAGGCAAGGTAACTTCATTCAGTTGCCTTCGGATTATTGGGAAGATGAAGGATCTTCTTTAAAAGTTAAACAATATTACGGGTAATTTTATGGCTGAACCCTATGACTACAGTTCGGACACGGCTCTTCAGGATTTGCTAAACCAACTATATAATCCGTACCAGCAAGACATTTTGTTGGCGTATGGGTATCAACCTTCGCCGGGAACTCCGTCGATAACAAATCCCGGAGATTACATTGACCCGGACCCCGGTGGAAATGTTCCGTTACCGCCGCCGGGAGGTTACACGCCTCCCCCCGTGATTCCGCCTCCCGGTCCCGACCCGACCCCGCCTCCGCCTCCACCACCTAATCCATGCCCGGCGGGATATGTCATGGGTCCGGACGGCGTGTGCATAATTGATCCTGATACGGGAGGCCCGCAGCCCCCACCGCCTCCGCCCCCGGAGCCCCCACCGCCGCCCCCACCACCGCCTCCGCCGCAACCGCCTACCGGTTATGTTAGGCCCGCAGACATGAAGGACTATGACCCGTTCATGCACGGGAGACGGAATAAGTTTTACGGCATGGATGTTCTTGCGGGGTCTAGGCAAGAAGTCAGTGCGGATGAGTTTAATCGTCTTTTGGGTGGCACAGAAGGTAAGTATGGTCAGGGTGCTTTTTACGATCCCGAGCGCGGCTCTATTTATCAAAACATAGACGATGATAAAGTGTCGCAAGAAAATTCATCGTATGTGCCATACGGAGTTGATCCCAGCAAGTACACGGATGTGCAAAGGCTACAAGCCGCACACATGGGTATAGGCGATCAAGAGGGAAGATCGCGAAACCCTATTTACACTAGCCAAAGGATTGGCGACAAGATGTATTTTGTCGATAACGGTAAAGTATATTCGTATGACGTTAGAGACATTGAATATGGAGAGGGATCGCCTACGTTTGCAAGAGGCGGAGCGGTTAGTCCTGTAGCAAGAAGCGGTATTGGAGCGTTGTTTGCTAAGGAGGTTATGCGCTAATGGGGTTCATTTCCAACGCATTTGACTTTGACGAATTACGTAGACGAGCCGTTCAAGGGGGCCTAGCAAATTTAGCCCCCTTTGACTTTATTAACGTTGACAATGGTCGAATAACATTTAAACCCGGAACATCTAACGCTCAGCTTTTGCAGGTTATGAAGGCTACCGGATTAATTTCCGATGATGATGCAATGTGGTTTTCTCAGTTTTTTACTGATCCGAAAGACGATTGGTTAGTTCGTCGGTTTAACGATACAGAGCGTTTGTTTGATTACACGCGAAATGATTTTTCTGGCTTAAACGATGAGAATTGGGCGCGAATGTCGCGCTTGCAAGACACGTTAAACAAATATACTGAAACAGGCTCAATTCCTGTCACAAGTGAGTTTAAACGAAATTTTCCGTCATCTGCTATTCAATCTTATACACCGGTTGGAAGAGACGCGGAAGGTAATTTACTACCTTCTCGACCGGATTCAGCGGCACAGCGGCGTCAGGCCATAGACGATGTTGTAGTAACACAAGATGAAATGTCCCAGTACGACAACATTGTTGTAGACCCGTTCGACATTCCGGATGATCCGCCCCCGCCGCCCCCAAAAGACCCCGGAGACGTGCTTCCCCCGCCGGAAGATCCCGTTCTTCCTCCCGGAGACGTGCTTCCCCCGCCCACGGACCCCGTTTTGCCTCCCGGAGACATTTTCCCGCCGGGGACCATGCCGCAATTTAATTTACCAGATTTCGGAAACATAAGCGCGTACATGCAAAACAAGCCTTTGGATGTACCGCAAATGTCTGAAGAAGAGTTACGGCAAATACGGCAGGGAGGTTTTTTGGGCCTCGTGAACCGTGGTCCGGGAGGTTTGCCTGAAGAGTATCGACCGCCGTCTAATTCTCCTTTTGCAAAGTTTCCCGGAATAGTGGGAGGTGGTTTATCCGGTTTTGACCCTTCTGTTATTCAGCAGTTAATTCAAAAATATTTGTCGGACCGCGGAATTGATCCACAGGATCTTAACTTGCCTGCGGAGGGTGCGGATGACGTTCCTGTTCCCGCAGATTCGGAAGAAGAAGTTATAAAGATGAAAGATGGTGGGGGCATTGCCAGCTTGATGGTGCAAGACAATTCTCCTGCTCGGGGTGAAGGGATTGAAGCCTTTTTGGCACCAGTGGACAAGGATGCTCCGATTAGTCGTGATCGACGGAAGGCGGCTTTGATGCGAACGATGCAGCGTCTTGAGCAGGAACAGCAGCAACAGATGATGCAACAGCAGCAACAGGTGGCGCAGCAGCAACAACCACCGCAAGGTATGCCTCCACAGGGGATGATGCCTCCCGGTATGCCCCCGCAGGGGATGATGCCTCCCGGTATGCCCCCGCAGGGGATGATGCCTCCCGGACCACCGCCCACGGCCCAAGGACCAGTGCCCACGATGCAACAGGGCATCATGCCCATGGCTCGTTAAGTGTCCACGCCTACGCTTACATTTGCGGAAAAAGAACGTCCGGTTGAGCAAACTATGACGCCAGAAGAGCAGTACGGCGTTATTAAAGCCCCTGATTCGCCTTTGATGGCTAAGGCCGCTGAGATTTTTCGTGGAATAGAGCGTCGTGTCGAAGGCAGTCCCGCAGAGTTTGTATTACCCGGCGGGGGTATAGCTACTGTCTTGGAGCGTAAAGCTTACGGCGAAGATCCTTCTGCTCTTGAGTATGGTTTTGCTGCGTTAGACGCCGCAGACGTAACACCGGTAGGTAAATTCTTTGCTATTTTTGGAGGTTTAGCGGCAAAAGGCGCTAAGAACATACAACAGCGGGTAGATAAACTTCGGGAACAAGGGTTAGAGGGGCAAGATTTATGGAATGCCCAAGCTAACCAAAGTAAACGAGGGTATTACGACCCGTCTGATGGCCAGTTTCGGGTTGAATTTGACACCGCTAACGCGGATATCAAAGCCAGTTTTGAAGCCTCTGACGGTAAAACTCTTTTTGGTCCGGGCTTTAGTAGCGGTGAAACATTAAAACTAGATGATGTTTTAGACTTTCCACAAATTTTTGACGCATATCCACAACTCCGTGAAATCACAGTAAAACCAGTTCCTTTGATGGATATAGATACAAAAGGAGCTTACGACCCAAAAACAAAAACGATGTATCTTCGGGCAAGCCAAGACAGAGAGGCGGTGGTTTCTACCGCCTTGCATGAGCTACAACACGCCATACAGACTGAGGAAGATTTTAGGAAAGGCGCATCGCCCTCTAATTTTTTGCCGGAAAACTTCGTAGAGATAGACAAGGAAGTTAGGGACAGAAAGAAAACGCTGGAAGAAGAGCTTAAAAAAGAAGTTGCTCGTAAGCTAGATGTAGAAAAAGTGTCCTATCAGGTCCCGGACCAATTAGCTCTTGTTTTCGGATTAGTTCGTAAAAATAAAAATGTACCGGACATATTACGAGACGTAGAGGAGTTGTCTGAAATAACCGATGTTTCTAGAAAAGTAGAGCTTCGCGATACCATAGACAAAAAAACTGGGGGCGGCTTTAACGAACGATACGAGTTAGAAGCCTTAATGAAGACTTTTGGGAATGACCCAGAAGCTGTTTTGGAGATGGTGAACACCGTCCGGCCTCTTTTGCCGCTTTACAGCGAAGCTACTGAGGATTATTTCAAAAACAGGACTAGATACTACTCGGCTATACAGCAATACAGGGCGGTTCCCGGCGAAGTTGAAGCTAGGAATGTCCAAGCTAGGCGCGAAGATCCTGACTTAAAACAACAATATCCGCCCTCAACCGCAGAAGTTAGCGCGGAAAAAATGATATACCCCATAGACCCTAACTACCGTAGGCCCTATCTAAAGATAGGCCAACAAGGCCCAGAGCCTGAAGGAATGGCCATGGGCGGCGGCGTAGGCAGCCTTGCTCCTGTTGCGAGAAACATGTTTAATGTATCTGATATCAAGCGCGGCGTCGGCGCGTACATCCCGTATACTAGGAGATAAAGCATGAGATTTGTTTTTGGATTGTTGTGTGCGATAGCGGTAACTGGTTGTTCTTCAAGCACTTCTCAATATTACGAAGCGGTGCAGGCGGCGGCTCAAGCTAACGCGGCGGCTTCTCAGGCTAAATTTGACGCGTTGTCCAAGATTGCTGCTGCGGGAGACGGGCAAGCGGCTAGTGCGGCGGTGATGGCTTTGGCGTTGACTCAGACCCCTTCGGTGACACCTGTTCCGCAACAGTCTCAGGCGCTTCAATGGGCGTCAATTTTGGCTACTCCTGTGACCAGTTTAGGCATGATGTGGATGCAGTCAGATTCGGCCAAGACGATGGCCAAATATAATGCGGATGTCAGCCTTGCGCGGGTAGCGGCGACGGCGGAATCTAATCAAGCTTTGTATGGTGCTTTTGTTGACGCAAATCAGATTACGGGGGACGTTGCGGTGGCCGGTATGAATTCGGCGGGCAACGTGGATTATTCTGCGTTTGTTGATGGTTTGGTGACTTTGGGTACTACGGGCATGACCGAGTTAGGTGATTTGGGCTCGGCGGGTTTTGATTCTAATGTAGCAATTTCTGGCGCGGCGATCACGGGTCTTGTTGATTTAGGTAACGCGGGCTTGGATGCTTCTACGACGTTAGGCACGGCTGGGATTACGGGTGTGTCGAATGTTGCGATTGAAGGTTATAAGACCATGTTGACTTTAGATCAAGGCAACAACGACCTTATGGGCACAGTTTGGACCGATTATACGGCGGCCATTCAGAATATAATGGACAGCGTTCCGCAACTTAGTTGCACGGTTACTAACAATGCTGACGGTACATCTACGGTTAGCTGCACACCGTGATAGAATAGTGCTTAAAATCTAAGGGTTACTTATGGCAAACGGTGACGATAAAGCACTTCTTTCGTCTTTGATGGATAGTACGGCGGGACCGGAAATAGACGAAGCTGAGATGGAGCTTGATATAGAGATCGCGGCTCCCGGCACTTTTGTGGGCTCTTTCAACGACGTGTTGCCAGAGGGCATAGAGATTGAGGAGCAAGAAGATGGTGGAGTTATTGTTGACCTTGATCCGTTGGCCATGGTTGGTGTTGGCGGTGGCGATTTCGATGCTAACTTGGCAGAGGAGTTGGACGATAGAGCGCTTGGTGGGTTGGCTTCAGATTTAATTGGGGATTTTGAGGCTAACAAAGCCTCGCGTTCTGAGTGGGAAGATGCGTATTCCAAGGGTTTGGAGCTTTTGGGTTATACCTATGAGGAGCGCACGATGCCGTTTCGGGGAGCGACGGGTGTTACGCATCCGTTGTTGGCGGAAGCGGCCACGCAGTTTCAGGCGCAGGCATTTAATGAGCTTTTGCCGCCTTCGGGTCCTGTCCGCACACATGTTGTGGGGGAGAAGACCAAGGAAAATGAGGCGCAGGCGTACCGTGTAAAGGAATTTATGAACTACTACATTACGAATGTAATGGAGGAGTATACACCTGAGTTTGATCAGATGTTGTTTTATTTGCCTTTGGCGGGGTCCACTTTCAAGAAAGTGTACTTTGATGCGGCGATTGATCGGGCGGTAAGCAAGTTTGTTCCGGCGGAGGACATTGTGGTTCCTTATGGGGCCACGGACCTTGATTCATGTGAGAACATCACACAGGTTGTGAAGATGTCCATGAATGATCTACGTATTCGTCAGGTTATGGGTTTTTATCGGGACATTCCGGTGTTGCCGTCACAGTCTGATAGCGACGACGTATCAGACGAGATGGACAAGTTAAGTGGTGTTGAGCCCAGCAACTTAGATTATGAATGTACGTTGTTGGAGTGCCACGTTAATTTGGATCTGCCCGGTTTTGAGGACATGGGGGAAGATGGTGAACCAACAGGAATTAAAATTCCTTACGTTGTTACGATTAGTGAGGATAATGGACAGATACTTGCCATTAGACGAAATTATAAAGAGGACGACCAAAGAAGACGAAAGATTCAGTATTTCGTCCATTACAAGTTTCTTCCGGGATTCGGGTTTTACGGGCTGGGCCTCATCCACACTATTGGCGGATTGTCCAGAACGGCCACGGCGGCTCTTCGCCAGCTTATTGATGCTGGTACTCTCTCTAATCTTCCTGCTGGTTTCAAAGCTAGAGGACTTAGGGTCAGAGATGATGAGGAGCCTTTACAGCCGGGTGAATTTAGGGACGTAGACGCGCCGGGTGGGGCGATTCGGGATTCTTTGATGCCGTTGCCATTTAAGGGGCCTGACGGCACTTTGATGCAGCTTTTGAGTTTTGTGGTGGATGCAGGCCGTAGGTTTGCCACTATCACGGACATGAAAGTTGGGGACGGCAACCAGCAGGCTCCTGTGGGCACCACCGTAGCGTTGTTGGAACAGGGCTCACGGGTCATGAGTGCGGTGCATAAGCGTATGCACTACAGCATGAAGCAAGAGTTTAAGCTTTTGGCTCGGGTGATGTCTGAGTATTTGCCGCAAGAGTACCCATACGCTGTTTCTGGTGGGGATCGCACGGTTATGCGGGAGGATTTTGACGACCGCGTTGATGTGGTTCCGGTGTCTAATCCGAATACATTTTCTCAGGCTCAGCGCATTGCGATGGCGCAGTCGCAGCTTGAGATGGCCCAGCAAGCGCCGCAGCTTCATGACTTGCACGAAGCTTATCGTCGCATGTACGAAGCGTTAGGAATCAATGACATAGATAAGCTACTTATAGCGCCTTCTTCTGATGAGCCGATCCCGAAAGATCCGGCGCAGGAGAACATGGATTCTATGGACATGGTTCAGATGAAAGCGTTTGAGGGTCAGGATCACGACGCTCACATTCGTACACACCTGACTTTTGCATCCTCGCCTATGTTGCAACAGTTGCCACCGGTAGGTTTAGCTTTGCAGAAGCACGTCATTGAGCATGTGAAGCTGAAATCGCAAGAAATTGCCATGGCGCAAATGTTGCAACAGACGGGAGGCCAACCTTTGACCCCCGATTTAGAGCTTCAATTGGAGTCTATGGTGGCGCAGATTAACGCGCAGGAGTTTCAGAAGCTCAAGCAAATTGCCGCAGAAGTAAGCGGTCAGGGTCAACAAGGCCCCGATCCTTTGATACAATTAAAGCAACAAGAGCTTCAGATAGATCAGCAGAAAATGCAGCAGGACGCTCAGATGGATCAAGCAGAGTTGCAGCTTGACCAGCAACGTATGCAAAACAAAGCTACGGAGTTCCAGCAAAGGCTTGCTAGCCAAGAGCGACAGACGCAGGCACGTATTGATGCCGCATTAGATCGTGAACTACTCAAACAACAGTTTGACAGGAATAAATGATATGAAAGTTAAAGTTGATGGTGCGCCTGCGGCAAATGCTCCTACGCCCGTAAACAAAGCGGTTATTGATGGGCAAGGTTCCATTCCTTACGCTTCTTCAAAAGCAGAAAAAACGCCCGATATTGCAATGGGCAAAAAAACCACGGGCAAAAAACGGGGCATGGGTGCCGCGTTACGTGGCTCTCGTTTTACTAGCTGCTAGGTAATAATTATGCAAATTGCGTACAGTTCTCCTTTTGCTAACCCGATGAGAGGCCGCATGGGACCTCCGATAACAGGCGGTGCGCGACCCATGCGGCCTCCGATAACAGGCGGTGCGCGACCCATGGGCCCTCCCGGATTAATGCAGGAGCTTCCTCCGATAACAGGCGGTGCGCGACCCATGGGCCCTACCGGAAGAGACTTTCAGGCAGAGCTTCAGACTTTAAGCCGTCCTTCCCAGAAACCCGATATTAAAAACCCTTTTGCAGGTACGCCGTTGGAAGGAACAGGAGGAATTAGACCCGTAAATGACCTTCCCATTTCCACTCTTCGCGCCGTTATGTCGGACGACACCGGTTTTTTTGGGCCGCAACCTCCGGCTCCTCCTCCCCCTGAAACAGGGGGTCCTTTTCCGCCGACAATTTCACAACCGCCAAGACCTTTTGGCGGTAATCAATTTGGTGGGATTGGGGGTTTTTTTAATCAGTTAGCCATGATGTCCCCAGAGCAATACGACATGGGGATGGACCGTTATAACCAATTTAATCAACGGTTTGGTCCTTCTATGGGCGGCGGTTATGGCATGTTTAATCAATTAGCTCAATTATCCCCAGAGCAATACGACATGGGGATGAACCGCTTTAACCAATTTAATCAACGGTTTGGAGGATTTCCCCCACAAAATTTTGCGCCGCCTCCGATGATGCCACAACCGCAATTTAATCAATATGGTGGCGGTTTTGGTGGTCAAAGATTCCAGCCTCCGATGATGCCACAACCGCAATTTAATCAATATGGTGGCGGTTTTGGTGGGCAAAGATTCCAGCCTCCGATGATGCCACAACCGCAATTTAATCAGTTTGGTGGGGGTTTTGGTGGTTTTAACCAAGCGCCCAATCCGTTTGGCGGAAGTTTTAACAGCCCTCTAAGACAGTTTATGGGTCCGCAAATTTTGCCATTTAACATGCAACCAATGATGGGGCAACCGCAAACGTCAACGCCAATGCCACCCCCTAATATGACGCCTACGCAAGGACAACCGCAAACGTCAATCCCAATGCCACCTCCTTCGGGCGGCATGATTGGCACTACCAACCCAGACGGCACCCTCACTGTTGGCGCAGGTCAATTCCCCGCTGGAGACGTCATTCAGGGTAACCCTCTTCAGGGCGGCGGCATGATGGCCACCACTAATCCGGATGGCACTACCACCGTTGGCGCAGGCGTGCCCGCGCCCGCTGCAACAATGTTCTGATGTTACAGGCGCTTATTGGCCCAGTAACGGGGCTTTTAGACAAGTTCATCCCGGATGCAGATGAAAAAGCGAGGCTTGCTCATGAAATTGCAACAATGTCAGAGCGACACGCACAGGAGCTTGCTAAGGGACAGTTGGAAATTAACAAGGCTGAAGCAGCGCATAAATCGTTGTTTGTTGCAGGCTGGCGACCATTTGTTGGGTGGACTTGCGGTGTTGCTTTGGCTTGGCACTTTGTTGGTCAGCCTCTCGTTGTTTTTGGTATTGCGGTGGCTGGTGTTGACACCCCTGACCTTCCTGTATTTGAAATGGAAAGCTTACTTACAGTATTGCTCGGAATGCTCGGTCTTGGTGGTCTTAGAACCTTTGAAAAAACTAAGCAGATAGCACGAGAACGATGACGCCAGAGCAATTAAATTCATGGCGAATTATTCCAAGGTTGTTGATGTTTGCCATGATAGGCATGACGTACCGCACCGTCGAGTGGTTTATGTCTTTACCGGACCCTAATCCGGAACAGGCGGCATTGGTTTCAGTAATGACAGGTGCGCTTACGGGCGCTTTTGGGTTGTTTCTTGGCAAAAAAGAATGAGCTACAAATATTTTAAAGAAGAAGAGTTTGTTTGCTCTGAAACCGGTGAAAATGAAATATTGCCCGAATTTATCCATAGATTAGATGCACTTCGTGAAGCTTGTAATTTTCCTTTTCACATAACCTCGGGGTACAGGTCCCCAAACCACACCATAGAAAAAGCCAAAGTCAAACCCGGCACTCATTCACAAGGAATTGCCGCAGATATTCACGCGGATAACGGCATAGAACGTCGTAAAATTGTCGAAGAAGCGTTAAAACTAGGTTTTGGCGGCATAGGTGTGGCAAAAACGTTTGTGCATGTGGATATACGGACTACCAGCCCTGTAATGTGGACATATTAGTTGCTCAGATTAGATTGTCGTGTTATATAGATAAGACATTCTAAGATGGAGCGCATGTGGATTCTTTATACTTAGCTCAGTTTATTCAACGAGCCATAAAAGATCGCCGTGTTCAAATTTTAGAGTTGTTAGAAAACAACCATGTAAAGTCGATGGAGCAGTATCAAAACTTGATGGGCGAACTATCGGCGCTTAATTTTATTGCACAGGAACTCTCGGGCCTGCTAGAGCAACAGGAGCAACTAAATGACTGATTTGGCTGAAAAAGTCGATCTTGAAGCCGCCGCAGAAGGCGTAAAATCTTTGTACAAAACACCGCAACCAAAAGTCTTAGATCCTGATTCTATGGATAAAAGTCTTTTGTCTCGTATGCCTCAACCCACCGGGTGGAGAATGCTAATTCTTCCGTATCGGGGAAAAGAAACCACCGATGGCGGCATTTACATCCCTAACAAAGTGTTGGATGACACGCAAATTCAGACGGTAGTCGGATATGTGATCAAACAAGGCCCGCTTTGTTACAAAGACACCGAAAAATTTCCCGAAGGAGCGTGGTGTCAGGAAAAAGATTGGGTAATTTTTGCCCGATATGCGGGGTCTAGATTCCGTATTGACGGCGGAGAATGCCGAATTTTGAATGATGATGAAATTTTAGCAACCATAGATGACCCAGAAGATATTCTGAGTCTTTAAGGAGGGTAATCAGCATGGCTAATGCTGCGGAAGAAGCTCAATTTGAGTTAGATGTAGGGGATGCTCAAGAAACTGAGGTAGAACTTGAGCAAGGGGTTGAAGAACCTGTTTCCGCTCCAGAAGAGCAGGAAATGGAGCAATACAGCGAATCTGTTCAAAAGCGCATCAATCGTCTCACGAAAAAAATGCGCGATGCGGAACGAGAGCGGGAAGAGGCGTTAAATTACGCTAAAAACGTTCAAGCCGAAGCTGTTCAAATTCGTCAAAGAATGCAGAATTTGGATCAAGGTTACATGTCTGAATATGGCGGACGCTTGGCTTTGCAACAGCAACAGGCAGAAGCAAAGCTCCGCAGAGCCGTAGAACTTGGGGACGCCGACGCCACGGTAGAGGCCCAAAAAGAGTTAACTAATCTTTCGGTAGCCGTTAATAATTACGCCACGGCTCAGCGCCAAGCTCAGCACCAAGCTCAATATGCTCAGCAGTATTATGAGCAGGCCGCCCAACAGTCGCAGCAACAGGCCCAACAACAAGTTAAACCTGACGCTAAAGCGGAAGATTGGGCAGGCCGAAACAAATGGTTTGGTCAAGATGAAGCTATGACGTTTGCTGCTTTTGGGATTCACAAGAAACTTATTGAAGATGAAGGATTTGATCCCACAAGCGATGATTATTATAATGAGCTAGACTCTAGAATTAAGCGGGAATTCCCGCATAAGTTTGGAGAAGGGCAATCCACTAGCCGCAGACCCGCTCAGACCGTGGCTGGTGTTTCCCGCTCTAGTTCATCTGGGCGCAGTAAAAGGGTCAAACTCTCCCCGACCCAAGTAGCAATTGCTAAAAAGTTGGGAGTGCCGCTTGAAGAATACGCGAAATACGTAAAGGAGTAATACTATGTCCGAAGAGAAGAAAGGCTTTGAGGGCATTAAGCGCTCCTCACGTGAAGCAGCGTCAAGGGAGAAACAGGGACGGCGTAAACCTTGGGCTCCTCCGTCTATGTTAGACGCACCGCCTGCACCAGAAGGCTTTAAACATCGTTGGATTCGTGCAGAAGTTCGTGGTTTTGATGACACGAAAAACATTTCTGCAAGGTTGCGGGAAGGCTATGAGCTAGTACGGCAAGATGAATATCCCGAGTTTGAAGCTCCGGTAATTGATTCAGGTAAATATGAAGGTGTGTTTGGCGTGGGTGGACTAATGCTTGCTCGCATACCAGTGGAAACAGTTAAAGAACGCGCTGACTATTTTGCTCAACGAAACGCGGATCAAATTGAAGCTGTTGAAAGTGATATGCTGCGAGAAAACGCTCATCCAACTATGACAATCGGCAAACCCGAGCGTCAAAGTCGTGTAACTTTTGGCGGCCCCAAAAAATAGGGCCGCACAGAACGAGGAAATAACTCATGGCAAATCAAGAAACTGCCTTTGGTCTTCGTCCTGTTGGTCTAGTAGGAAGCGGTGTTAATAGCACCGGTGTTACTGAGTATGAAATTGCCAGTAACAACACAAATGCTATCTATAACGGTGCAATTGTTGTTCCTCTTGCGGCAGGCGTAATTGACCAAGCTGGAGATACTGCGGGCGGCACTACGCAAGCCCTTGGTGTTCTCGTCGGGGTTCAGTATCACGATTCGACCCAGAAGAAGCCGGTTTGGCTCAACTACTGGCCCGGATCAGGTAGCGTGTCTGTAGACACTAACTACCCGGTAAAAGCTCTTGTAGCTGACAACCCCAATCAACTGTTCGTCGTAGCGGCGGATGCTACCCTCACTGACCGAGCTACTGCACTGGCTACTGTTTTCGCCAATGCAAGCCTTGGCACTTCTGCGCGTACAGGCTCTACCGACACTGGTAAGTCTAACTCGCAGCTTTCTGTGTCTAGTGTTGCTACCACGGCTACTTTGCCGTTGCGTATCGTAGGTTTGGTCGATGATGACGCTAACAATGATTATGCGTCAGCAGGGGCTCATCTTCTTGTTCGACTGAACGCTCACTTCAACGCGGGCAGCCGTCGTTTTGATTCTCAAACGACTGCCGACTCAACTGGTATTTAAGGGAGATTAAGTAATGGCTATTTCTCGCGCACAATTGGCGAAGGAGCTTGAGCCCGGACTGAACGCTCTCTTCGGCCTTGAGTATGATCGCTACGAAAAAGAGCATTCTGAGATCTTCGACGAAGAGTCTTCAGACCGTGCTTTTGAAGAAGAAGTAATGCTTTCTGGCTTCGGCACTGCGCCGGTTAAGTCAGAGGGTGGTGCAGTATCGTTTGATGACGCGCAGGAGACTTTCACTGCTCGTTATACTCACGAGACTATCGCTCTTGCCTTCTCTATCACAGAGGAAGCAATTGAAGATAATCTGTATGACCGGCTTGCTTCTCGCTACACCCGTGCTTTGGCACGATCTATGTCACAAACCAAGCAGATTAAGGCCGCTTCAATTCTGAACAACGCCTTTAGCACTTCGGCACCTGTGGGTGACGGAGCCGCACTCTGCTCTTCTGCTCACCCCTCTCTGTCAGGCAACCAGCGTAACCAATTGTCTGTAGCGGCTGATCTCAACGAAACTTCTCTTGAGCAAATGCTGATTGACATCGCTGGTTTCACCGATGAGCGCGGTTTGAAGATTGCGGTACGTGGCATGAAGCTGATTATCCCGAAGGAACTGCAATTTATTGCAGAGCGAGTAATTAACTCCAACCTTCGTCCGGGTACGGCTGACAACGACCTTAACGCCATGAAGTCTATGGGAATGCTCCCTGACGGCGCTGTTGTAAACCATTTCTTGACCGATACTGACGCATTTTTCATTAAGACTGATGCGCCTAACGGCTTTAAGTTGTTTAACCGCAGCCCCATCAAGACTGCTATGGAAGGCGACTTCGACACTGGCAACATGCGCTTTAAGGCGCGTGAGCGTTACAGTTTCGGCGTTTCTGATTGGCGTTGTGTGTTTGGCACACCGGGTGCCTAAAAAAGAGAGCCGCCTTCGGGCGGCTTTTTTGTTCCACGTGGAACATTTGTGATATTATTTTTATTTCCTGACAGCCTTATCCAGAGGCTGACACTAGCCACGACAGGAGACTCACATGGCTAACACTACCTTTAACGGACCCGTTCGATCAGAAAACGGTTTTCAGTCCGTATCTAAAAACGCGACTACTGGCGCTATTACAGTAGGCACTTCTTACAGCGACATCATCACGGGTTCAGTGCAATCTCTAAGTGGTGCGGGGGCTGTCAACCTTACTGATTTGATCACCGAAGTAACCACAACGGGTGCAGATGCACTAACCCTTGCTGACGGATCAGCCGGTCAAGTTAAGATTATTACAATGGTCGTAGATGGAGGAGACGGAACGCTTACTCCAACAACCCTTGCCGGTGGTACTACAATTACCTTTAATGATGTTGGCGATGGCGTAGTTCTTGTTTACGGCACAACCGCAGGTTGGGTAGTTGTGGGCAACAATGGCGCAACGATTGCATAAGGAATAGTAATGGCTAATTCAGACGTAAAAGCAAAACGTCTGACCGGGACAGGCTCCGCTGGTGTGGGGCCTGCTCGTATACGCCAGATTCAAGTGTTAACCACTACGGGAACCCCGCGTTTAACTGTAACTGACGGGAACGGTGGAGCTACTGTTCTAGACTTGGATTTTGTCGCTAGCGAGACGCACTCGGTCAACATCCCTGATGAGGGAATCAAAGTGTCTGATATTTATATTGGAACGCTGACTAATATCACTGCATTAACAGTGTTTTACAGCTAAGGTACTGATATGGCTCGCGAAGTTTCTTCAATTAGTCGAATAGGCACCAGTGAGCCTTTTGAGTTACAAGTGGCTAGGGGCCAGATTGCCTATCATAAGTCCATTTACAAGTTCGGAAACAATCCGCAAGTTGCTAATTCCGTTGAAACCATTTGGCCTCAAGGCGGTTTGTATTCATACCTGTCTGCGGCGACCGTGTTGACGGTTTCTAGTAGCTCTACCAACGATACCTCAGCGGGGACCGGCGCCAGAACCGTTGAATTGTTCGGGTTGGATGGCGATTACAACGAAATATCCGAGGTTGTGACCTTAAACGGTCAAACAGCAGTAAATACCACCCAGTCTTATTTGCGAATAAACAGAATGATTGTTCGCTCTGCGGGTTCGGGTGGCGCAAATGCGGGAATCATTTACGCAGGCACAGGCACTGTTACCACGGGCGTCCCGGCAAACATTTATGCCACCATCAATGGCGATGGTACAAACCAGACCCTGATGGCGCTATGGACTATCCCGGCAGGCTACACGGGTTACTTGATGCAGTATGACGTGTCCAACGGCACAACCTCAAACACGCCTGCTGTATGCAAGTTGTTGCTTGTTGCTAGACCGTATGGAGAGGTGTTTCAAAGTAAAGATGTTAAGTCTCTTACCACGGGAATGCACATCGAAAACTCCTTGGTTGTTCCGTTAAAATTCACAGAAAAAACTGACATTGAAGTACGGGCTGTTTCTTCTTCAGCAAGTGTCACATTTGATATCTCTGCCGCTTTAGAGATCATTTACATCAAAAACGGTGAAGAATTGGCATAATGGCGACCACTAAAGACGTAAAAAGGCTTCCTTCTGGCCGTTTGCAATATCGCGGTGAAACGTTTTCCGGTTACAACAAGCCCAAGAAAACGCCCGGAAAATCCAAAAAAAGCGCGGTTTTGGCAAAAAAAGGCAGCGAAGTAAAGCTCGTTCGTTTTGGCGACCCCAATATGTCAATTAAAAAAGATCAACCGAGCCGTAGGAGCAATTTCCGGGCTAGGCACTCTTGTGATACGGCCAAGGACAAGTTTACGGCTAGGTATTGGTCTTGCAAAGCGTGGTAGACATGAGAGTAGAAGAAGTTTTATCTCGGCTGGAAAAACACGAGGCAGAATGTAATTTGCGTTATAAGCGCATTGAAGAGCGTTTAGATGACCAAAAAGACATGGTGTCAAAGAACTCTGAAGCGTTAACGCGCTTAGATATGAAGATTTGGGGACTAGCCATATTGATCATTGTCTCGCCATTTGCGGCCAAGCTTTGGAGTTAACATGGGCGTTTGTGGATCAAGGGTAAAAACAGGGCCAAAAAAAACCAAAGTTCAAGTCACTTACATGAAAAAAGGTGGCGAGGCTTCCAGTAAAAGCAAAGGAAGCAAAATTTGCCCTGAAGGCAAAGCATGGGCAAAGCGCACTTTTGACACATACCCTTCTGCTTACGCAAATATGGCGGCCAGTAAGTATTGCAAAGACCCTAATTATGCTAAGAAAGCAAAAGGCAAAGCCTGATGGGCGAATTAGCTAAATGGCGCAATCAAAAATGGGTTCGCATCGACAGTAGTGGCAACATTGCTGGCGAATGTGGCACGTCTAAAAACAAGAAAAACCCGGATCGCTGTCTACCGCGCTCCAAAGCGGAAAGTCTTAGCAAATCGGAACGTGCTGCTACGGCGCGTAAAAAGAAAAAAGCCGGATCCGGAGGACAGCAAGTTGTTGCAAATACTAAAGCTGCCAAAGTTAAAATGGCGGCTAGGGGCGGTGAAGTCCGGAAAAATCACAAAGGTTGTGGCGCGGTCATGTCTAATCGAAGAAAACGGACTAGGTATGCCTAAAAATGGACGTAGAACGCCAGATAATGGAGGAAATTCGAGGCTGGTCTGAACATGCCTTGGAAGTTCCAAACCCCTTTTTTAATAATTTGCCTGCGTGTCCTTACGCCAAAAGCGCGTGGCTAAATGACAAAGTTGGCTTTGCATTTAGCTATCAAAAAGAAAACCAAACGTTGTATACCACGTTGTCTCAGTTTGATGACACATATGACATTGTGTGTTGCGTTCATCTTCAGTACGAAGAAGATTCAGAACAATTTCACAGTTACATAGGTGCTTTAAACGAGGCCATATCCATGGGTATTTTTATTCAAAAAGACTTGTGGGCCATGGGCTTTCACCCAGACGACGACCAAAACGGAGAAGTTTTTGACCAATCGTTTGAGCCGATAACGGACGCGATATATGCGATAACGTTTGTTCAAAGACTTTCAAAACTGGAAATATCCGCAGAAACATTAAGAAAAAAAGGGTATTATGACAATTATTTAAGCAACCCCGAGACGGCTCATCTTTGGGATGAACGTCAAGACCTTTACAGGAGACTATGCGATGCCGGGAATGAATAGAAAGATGCCTAAAAAAATGCGTGGCGGCGGAATGGCGGCCCCAAAAGCAATGCCGTTAAAAAAAGGCGGCGGCTTGCGTTCGGGAGGCGCTAAAAAAAGCTCGCGTATTGTTCCTGACGAATCCGGCGGTCGTAAAAAAGCACCGCTTGGCATGGAAATATCGCTCGGAAAGAGGCCTGATCCGGTGGTTCCAGATGAGTCTGGGGGCCGTAAAAAGTTAAAGCCTGCTCCTAACAAAGGGGCCTCCATGTTGCCAAAAAATGTGCGAAACAAGATGGGTTTTATGCGGGATGGCGGGGCTGTGAAAAAGAAAAGCGGCGGCGGAGTTAGCAAGTCTGCCGTTCGTAGTTGTTCCAAGAAGCCGTTGTAATGGCTGTTTCTGGTTCTACAGACTTTGAACTTGATGTAAGTGATTACATTGAGGAGGCGTTTGAGCGGTGTGGGCTTGAAGTTCGCACCGGCTACGACTTAAAAACAGCCAAGCGGTCTTTAAATTTAATGTTGGGCGATTGGGCTAATAGGGGCTTGAATCAATGGACTATTGAGCAGGCCACCGTGTCCTTGACTCAAGGCACAGGTGACTATGCTTTGGGGGCGTCTACCATTGATGTTTTAAACGCCGTGGTGAGACGAAGCGGCACGGATTATGCTTTGGAAAGAATTAGTCGTAGTGATTACATCAACATTCCTACTAAAACAACGCAGGCTAGACCTTCTCAATTTTTTGTAGATCGTCAAATTGACCCCACGTTGAAGTTGTGGCCTGTCCCTGAAAACAGCACAGACACTGTCATTATTGATAAGCTTGTCCGTATGGATGATGCGGACACATACACAAATACGATGGATGTTCCGTTTCGTTTTTACCCGTGCTTGGCTGCGGGCTTGGCATACTATATCGCCATTAAACGCGCTCCAGACCGTGTACAGCTTCTGAAAGCGGTGTATGAGGAAGAGTTTGAAAGAGCTGCATCTGAGGATAGGGACCGAGCTTCGTTTAACATCCAGCCGTCTATGGCGTATTCAAGGCTTCTTTGATGGGACGTTTTGCTACAGGCAAGTTTGCTTATGGCATTTCTGATCGCTCTGGTCAGAGATATAAGCTTAATGAGATGAAGCGCGAGTGGAACGGGCTATTGGTGGGTCGGGACGAGTATGAGCCCAAGCAACCGCAATTAGAGCCTCGTAGAAAAGTGGTAGATCCACAGGCACTACAAAACCCGAGGCCGGATCGGGTGGAGCCTTTGGACGTGTTTGTAGCCACGATTTTAGTAGAAGGCCCTGATTTTAGGCCAACCGTAGGTTATGCGGTTGTTGGAACAGTTACGGTGACAACATCATGAGTTTTACATACTCAGAGTTAAAACAAGCTATTCAAGATTACGCTGAAAACGACGAAACGTCGTTTGTTAACAATCTGGATATTTTCATAAAAAACACAGAAGAACGAATTCTTAAAAACGTTCAACTTAGCCTTTTCCGCAAGAACGCCTCTGGAACAATGACAAACGCCAACCAATATTTGGCGTGTCCAACTGATTTTTTAGCTCCGTTGTCTTTATCTTTTGTAGACGGCAGTAGCAATAAGGTGTTTTTGGAGCTAAAAGACCCGGATTTTATACAGACCGTCAACCCGAACAGTGCGACTACGGGCGCTCCAAAGTATTACGGCGTCTATGACGTAGACAATTTTATTATTGGCCCTACGCCGGATTCTTCTTATACGGTGCAACTAAATTACTTTTATCGTCCCGCAAGCCTTACGGCGGGGGCTGATTCAGGCACCACGTGGCTCAGTGAAAACGCGCCTATGACCATGCTTTATGGTTGTTTGATTGAGGCGTACACCTACATGAAAGGCGAGCCAGATGTTCTTCAAAATTACCAGCAACAATTTATGCAGGGTCTTCAAGGCCTAAAATTGTTTGGAGAATCTAAAGAAACCACCGACCAATACAGGACCGGAATGGTTATAAGGGCTAAACAATGATGGTAGAAGGCGGTAAAATAAGCTCTGGAATAGTGGATGTTCACACAACGAGCAACCGGGGTTTTAGTCCCGAAGAAGTTGCTGACCGATGTTTGGACAAAATCGTACATGTTTCGGAGTCCGCTCCGCCTGTTATTAAAGAGCAGGCGTTGGCCTATAGAGGCCGCCTTCGTCACGTGCTTTCACATTATATGCGAGAGGCGATCAACAGTGATCGCACCACTATTTATAACGCTCTGGTTGATGCAGGGCAAAAAGACCTAGCCGAAGCGATCAGGAGGCTTTAAATGGCATTTACCGGAAACTACATGTGCACCTCCTTTAAGCAGGAGCTAATGGAGGCCGTACACAACTTCAAGCTGTCGGGCGGTAGCACCTTCAAGCTGGCAATGTATGACAACAACGCCAGCTTTACTGCGGCGACCACGGCCTATACCGCGACAAACGAGGTTAGCGGCACGGGTTATAGCGCAGGCGGTGGCACCCTAACTCGGGTAGATCCGACTACTTCAGGAACAACGGCGTTCACAGATTTTGCTGATCTCACGTTTAGCACAGCGACTGTGACTGCTCGCGGGGCCTTGATCTATAACGACTCGGCGGCGGGCGATCCCAGTGTTGTGGTTTTGGATTTTGGCTCTGACAAAACATCTACAGCGGGCGACTTTACTATTGTTTTCCCTACTGCGGATGCCAGTAACGCGATTATTCGGATAGCGTAATGACGGATGTCGTCGTCCCATTAACCGGCTGGGGCCGAGGCGCGTGGAGCGATCTTGGCTGGGGCGAAGGCAGTGTTACCAATGCGGGGGCTACGGGTAATGTAGGCTCCGTCACAGTAATAGCAGAGGCCAATGTCAATGTAACAGGGCTTTCTGCGACGGCGGCGGTAGGAGCCGTCACTGTAACGGCAGACGCCAACACAAGTGTCACCGGGCTTGAAGCAACCGGTGCGGTAGGCTCAGTAGCTGTCATTGCTGAAGCGAATGTGGCAGTGACCGGCCTTGCAGGTACATCTGCGGTGGGTTCAGTAACTGTCACCGCCGATGCCAACACAAGCGTCACTGGGCTTGAGGCGACCGGCGCAGTGGGGTCGGTAACCGTAACTGGCATTGCGAATGTGTCGGTTACGGGATTGGCGGCTACTGCCGCCGTTGGCTCTGTCGCGGTCAGAACCGTCAACAATGTAAACGTTACCGGCGTTTCTGCGACGGGCTCTGTTAGCTCAGTTACCGTTGTTGCTCCGGCCAATGTATATCCCGTAGGGATATCTGGAACCGGAGAGGTTGGACCCGTTTTGGTTTGGGGCGTTATTGTGCCGGACCAAACGCCAAACTATGTCAATGTGACGCCGTCGCAGTCTCCGGGTTGGTCGGTAATAACGTCGTCGCAGTCTCCGGGGTACGCGACGATCAGTCCGTCGCAGTCTCCGGGTTGGTCAGGTGTGGAGCCGTCGCAGACGCCAAACTATGAAGATATTGCGGCATAAAGAGGATTAACGAATGCCTAGCACATACACTACAAATCTTGGTATTGAGAAGATTGCTACTGGTGAGCAGTCAGGTACATGGGGAACCACCACCAATACCAACTTTGATCTGATTGA